CCCTTGAAGTATCAGGAGGGCCAGGAATAGCCTGAATAAACTCACCGCCACTTCGCTCGAAACGATAACGAGCTGCCACAGGATCTCGATAGTTGGGTATGTAGAGCATGTGCGCTAAACGGTCGCACTCATACAAGTAGTTTTCCCTCCAGATCTTTGCCGTCTCACGTTTGTCTTGAATATTGATCGAACGGCTAACGTCACCTTGAATAAGCTCTTGACGACTCGTCGCCCGCCCCGTGGCAAGCTCAGTCAAACGCTCCGCTTCTTCACAACGTTCAACTTGCTGAACAATTTTGTCGTAATAAAACTCACTGGGAATGCTGTTACATGCTTCCATCAAACGTGCATAATCGCCAGCTGGAACAGTGGCGATGTTGTAACCGAGGTGATATGCGACACGACTGAAGTTAAAGTCATCTAACCGGTATCCAAAAACCTGAGCGGGGTTTCTGGATAACTGGTTTATTGCCGCATAAACAACCTCACGCTTGGTGGCGTCAGTCGTATCGGGCTGAAATACAACACCCTGCTGAGCTAAATAACTCTGGATTTGCTCAAGTTCTTGTGTAGATAACTGAGCCACGACCTACCCACAAGCGATAAACGTATTCTATCGCTTTATCTAATTGTTATTTTTTAATCACTCGACGTAAACCGTTCCGTCTTCAAGAACAGAATCCCAGTCAACACGGGCGATAGAGCGAAGCTGATCCAGTTTGGTGAAACGTTCACCGGGGAGAGACTGTTGAAGCTCCTTAATTTCAGTAGCGGTCTTCAAACCTACGCCTTTAAGGACCTGCGTCAGCAGTTGGGGAGTAGCGCTATTGATATTGACGCGGTTAAAAGCAGGGACCTCGGGCTTCACGATCTGCCGACCACGGCGCTGCTTAACCTGTTTTTCCTCGACCGGTTCCTCTTCTTTAAGACTCTCTTCTATTTGGTTCCGATGAGCAAAGAAAACTTTACCCGTGGTGAGAGAACGAACCATTTTGTATTCGCCTTCGTCGTGCTCGCTTAAAATTTCAATTTTGACACCATTCGGGGTGTAGGTGAACTCTTTGATCTGGGTGGCAGTCATCATGTGAACAGGATCTGGGACAATTTTACATTAAACTGTCAATAGAGCTAGTAAAAAAAGTGCCTGTACGTAGGTTCGCTGGGCAAGTTTTACGTTTTATACCGTTTGCTGGTGATATCTACAACACTTTTAATGAATATAGAGATCAAGTACAAGCAGGTATCGCTCCAATTCGAGCTGCAGCGCGTGCAATACCGGTGGGCGTAACCGGCATGGTTACCAACATTGTGGATCCGGTGGGTGTGTCAAATATCGCGCCTGAAGCTCTAAGGTATTTAGCCGCACAAAGAGCAAAAGCGGCTAGCGAGGGGAAAGCCAAAAAAGTTTTTAGTGAGCCGGTGACAGATGTGACTAGCGGTTTAGACCCACGGGTTACTAGCGGTATGCTTCCTTATATGGTTATGGGTCAGATGCTCGAAGACCCCAAAGAGCTGCAGCAAGCCGCCAAAATGGCAGACTATATAAACAGCGAAGCTTATGCGCGCTCTATAGTCGACCGTGTAGATCCACAAACTCAAGGAAAAAATTTCTCTATGGACGTAAATGAGCGCTATCGTCAACTCGTGGACTATTTAAAGCGCTAAACACTTATGTCGAACGACGCTCTAGAAGCTGATGAAGATTTCGAGGACAGAGAGATAACGGAAGAAGAAAAAGAATTACTAAAACAAGCTTTAGAAAACTTAAAACTCTACATAGAAGACAACACAGAACACTACACATAAAAAAAGACCCCCTCCGAAGAGGGGGCTTTAACTGTTTGAGCCTTATCAGGCAGGAACAGTGCTGGTGTAGATGCTGGATTCCACCACGCCGGCGGGCTGGAGGGCCAGGTCACTACGCTCAGGAGCTGCATCGGGGACGAGCCAGCACACTTCGCAGATAGCGAGGGCTTTGTCCTTACCGTTGAGCTTACCGTTGGTGGCACGAGGATCGTACACACCGGAAGCTTGAGCCAGACCAGAGGCAGCGGCGCCGCCCAGGTTGCCCACGGTCCAGAGCTTGTACTGCGTGGTAGCGTTGCTAACCACGTGCATGTTGGCCGCGTTCCAAGCGTTCGAGGAGTTAAAGGTGCCGTTCTCGATGCGGCTGTTGGTGCCGCTGATCAGGGCAAAGAAACCACTCGGGGTAGGAGTAGCGGTCAGACCCACGCCGACGGCGGGACCGAGACCCAGGTAAGGAACGGCAGCACCGCCGCCCACACCGCTCGACACCACGTCACCACCGTCAAGACGGAGGGAAGCGCGGTACACATAAGCACCGTTAGGCACTTTGATGCCGTCGGTGATGTCAGCCCGAATATCCTTGTGGTAATCGGGGGAGGGGATGATGACGTTGCCGTTCACGAAGGCAGCGTTAGCACCATTCAGACCCGAGGAATACGCCTGAGCGTAGTAATCGAGCTGGTTGGTGGTGCCAGCAGCCTGGTAGGACAGGTCAACATAGCCAATGGCTTGCTGAGCGATCCAGCCGGGACGGAAGATCACGCCAACGGGGCCGCCAACCGGTTGGTTGGTCAGGGTCTCGCTGGTGCCGTTCTCATTCAGATAAGTAACGGACTTCTCTTCGTTCCAGTAACGAAGAACGTTGGTGTAGTTTCCAGGGTAAATCTTGGAAACCGAGATCTGGTTGGAGTTAATGGCCATCGTTAGTTACCTCCTCAGGCGTTAAAGGAGTAAGCGATGGTGGCGAAGTCAGCATTCAGGAGTTCGAAACCTGCGTACAGGCTCCAAATCATCATGATGAAACGGCTGAAATCGTCGTTGTTGTTGAGAAGCACTTGAGCGTTGTTACCGCCAATGCCCACACCAACAGATTGAGGACCGAAGAACATGCCGATGGCAGTCTCGTACGAGGCCGAAGAACCACCGATGCTTGCGGTCGCGTTTTGAGTCGGCATGTTCGTGGATTCGAAGAAACGAACACCCTCGAACACAAAGCCGGTCGGCATAATCGGTTCACCAGCCACGAAGGTGGCTTGACCGAAGCCCTGACCCATGTAGATGGCAGCGTTGGGCTGCATCGCGGACATCAGGGGGTTGATCTGACCGTTGCCGGGATAACGAGCAACTTCACGGAAGTCGCTGTTCTGACGCAGGTGCATCAGGAAGGTCGGATCGCAAACGCAGCGATAGAAACCGTCCTGGTAGGTAGGAACGTTACGCTTACGCAGGCTCTTCACCACGCGCAGCAGGTCGTCCTTAACGTCGAACTTAGCTTGCTCGGCGTTGGAGTAGGTCAGAGAGCCGACGGCCAGGTTACCGGGGTAGTAGTAACCACCTTGGCTGTCAGAAGCTTGACCCTTAGAAACGGCTTTCAGGAGTTCGTTGATGAACACCCGGTCGCGCCAACGACGATAGTCATCGAGCAGGGTCAGCGAACCGATCGACTGGTGGAACGCAGTCAGGTTGCCGGTATCCAGCAGAAGACGCTGCGCGGTGATCAGAGTCTCGCGAGCAATCTTGAAGGTGCTGGGCTGAGTGGGGTCGCTCGGGTCGGCAGGACCGGTGTACTCGCGGAGAGTCACGAGCACTTTGTCCTTGACGATGTTCCGGCTGTTGGCAGTACCGATGGTCTGCTCAGCGGTGCGCTCCCGAGACTCTTTCGAGCCGGGGTTGCCCCAGAAACGGTAACGATCGAGCTGAACGGTCTGACCGGGTTGCTTCGAGAAATCGTGAACAACAACCGGCTCAGCGGCCATCTCTACGACATACGCAGGATGGGGACGGTATAACTCCGCACCGAGCAGCTTCGGAAAATCATTGTCGACGAACAAAGCGTCAACCTCCGAAGAACTACGTATTTAATATAACTATCTAAACATGGAACAACAAGATAATTGTTGCGTTTTTAGCGTTTTAGTTTTTCTGATTACTAGAGTTAACAGTGGAGCTATAAGTGCGAACCATAGACCGAACACCCTCCGGTAACTGGTGATAAATAGAGCCGTAATTAGAAACGTAATTACCAGCGCGACCCCTATAGATGTAACGAAGAGGCGTGGACATTAATCCAGGAGCCTCACTCCTTACGGTCTCCGTGAAGGTCTGACAGTAAACAGGTGGGTTGTATACCCACGAGGCTCGTGAGCCCGATGTGTCGTTGGTGGGGTTAGTTAGGAGAGTAGTTGCGTACCGCTGCTGTAATGACTGACCGCCGGTGTAACCTTCAGCTGCAGTATTCCCGTCGGGAGTGTTGTACGGGTTATAAGTTTGATTTGACGGAGCAGCACCGTTGAAGTAGGTGTATTTTCCGGTATCACGAACGCCCCACTGAGGGCCATACGATGTTTGAACTTTGGCGTTAGCAATCGTGCTAACACCCAGCGGTCTATAACCTTCGTAAGAACTTAAGAAGAGGCCACTGGGCTGATAATCAATATTCTGATAATCTGTCCAATAGCCAGACACAGCGGGAGGAACTGCCCTCCACGCGTCCGTCCTGTAAATACCGCTGTTAGGCGGACCGGCAACAACCCGACCGTAATCCGCTCCGATATCAACAATTCCCGAACTTACAACACGAAAAGCCTCATGATCAGGTCCGGTTTGGATCTGATGAGGGCCTGAGTCGTATTTGTAATTAAAAAGAGGGGTATAGACCACGGTGGTGGCTCAGCTATACCCAGTATAAGTTTTTAAAAATCTCTCAACCTTCAGGAGCGGGCTCAGAAGTCTGAGTTTGCGAGCCCAAGGTCTGAATATCGGCGCTGATGTTGGCCATATCCTGAACGTACATAGACTTCAGGGCTTCAAGCTCTTTTTTAAGCGCATCCACTTCCGAAGATGCTGAAGGAATGCGCTTACGACCGATGGGATTAGGCATTTTTTTGACTGTTCTTAGTTTCAGTGTACTTCTTAGCCTTGCGTTTTGCTTTCACCCGCTCTGGGAGATCGCCGTGAGTTTCTTTTTCATATTCCTGAACGGTTTCTTTAGAAATTTCACCCCGTTCAGCCATCGCATAAAATTTGCGACGTTGTGCGTCACTTTTAAAAGGCATGACAGAAGCTTTTTTTAAATTTTAGACAAAAAAAAGAGCCTCAAGATGAGGCTCCTTTGTTTAGTAAGCTAAAAATCAGCCGGCATCCATGAACAGCAGTTTGCTGCGAATAGCTTCGGGCGACATC